ATATTTTTAGAATCACCAAAATATGACTGTAGAAACGGCAAAATGTTATTTATTGAAGAAATATCCATATGAACAAAAATTTCATCGAGAGCCAATAGATTAATTGAAGAATTTGAAACCCTCGATATAAATTCAGAAAAAGCTATCTGTACCAAAATATCTACTCTTCTTTTCTCACCACCGGACAAATTATAGTAATCGACACCAACTAAATCCATATCATTCAATGATTCACCTATATCAAAATAAATCTCACTTTCAGGATATATATAAGATCCAAGGGATTTCAATATTTCGTTATAAATCGTAAGATACCACATTGAAACGAAAGAACGAACTTCACCAGACGGCTGAGTCAAATTTTTTATTAAATTCATTCTATCTTTTACTTTATTGTAAACAGTTAAATTTTTATTTATTTCATCAAGTTTATCACTATTATCATCCATTTCAATCTTTATACTGTCTATTTTTCTAGAAGCATTTTCATAATCTGACTTGTCTCTCATCAATGATGATAATTTAATTTCCAACATTTGAATGTTTCTCTTCACCGAATCAACTTTATTTTTATCTAACCTTATGCGAGATCTTACTTCATCTATCTTATCGGTAATCAATGACAATTTCTCTTTTTCAGAAAGAAGACCAGATAATTTTTCTTTTATTTCTTTTAAATTGTTTACATTATAATCCCTCTCGCATAATGGGCATTTACCACTTGATAACTTCTCATATTTATCTATTTCATTCGAAATTATATATGAATCCCTGGTATAAAGATTATTCAAATCAATTAATAGATCACCACAGACTTCTACATTTTTATTCGTAATTTTCATATCATTAGAATTAATGTTAATTGAATTAGTTAATGATTTTATTTCATCATCAATTTTCGACAAACTAATTGTTTGCATAGATTCTAATATTTTCAATTTTCCATTTAATTCAGAAATTATATTTGAGATAAATAATTTATCATTGTTATAAATGTTTATGTTTTTATCAGCTTCATACAATCTACTTTTTACAACATTTTCAACAACTTTCCAATCAAATTCTATTACCTCCGAAAAATATTTTTTTCTTTTTGTTGGAGTTAATGTGGTTAACTTTGTACTCATTCCCTGTTCTATTATCACGGAAGATACAAAATGATCATAAGACATACCAACGTATGAATTTACATCAATTTGCGTTTCTTTCATAGTATGTTTACTAACATCTTCATCATCTATAAGCAACTCAATCCTATTCTTCCCACTTTTATGATTGTGAAATCTCCTTACTTTTACAAGACTATCCATATTATCTGGCAATAAAGAAACTTCAACCATAGTATCACCAAGACCATCTCTTGAAATGTTACTCCTGCTAGAACTACCAAAAAACGCCCATGGAATTGCATCAAATAAACCGGATTTTCCACTTCCGTTAGATGATGCAATATCACTATCTCTATTATAACCTATGACTAGATGTGTACCTGGAGCAAATTCAACATATTCACTCTCATAACTAAGAAAATTTTCTAATCTAACCCCTATTATATCCATTATTCACATTCCACCAAAATAGAATTAACATCATCATACAACTCAGAGTAATTATTCTCGAAAAAATCCTTTATTAAATCTGCAGGACTTTTCATTTCCAGATTTTCAAATTTCTTTTCCCTTTGCTTCTCTGGTATTTTAACAACCATGTAATCCAAACCATCCAATAATGATTCAATTTTTGAAAAATCATTATCTGTAACAACTAATTTAATAAATTTATTTTCATGTATTGATAATTCAAGTTTATCTATTGAAGATTTATTAGAACCGTAAATAACAGAAATACCCCTAACATTATTATTATAATATCTTTTAACTTTATTTGAATCTAAATCATAAGTCATTATTCCATGTTTTATTTGACTACATTCTTCTGATGGATTTATCTGATGTGCAGAACCAACATAGAATACATCCCCAACAACTTTAGGTATATGTACATGACCAGATATAACTGGCAGACCAATTGATGGTGAAAAACCAAAATCAGACTTATTCTGTATGCCGCCCTTAAATAATGCATGAGTAAATATTATATCAGATTTAACTGAAAATTTATTTATTTGTTCAGCCATTAAATATTCTGGATCAGAATATGGTACGATACCAAATTTAAAATCTTTATATTCAAAAATTGTTTGACTATTAAAAAATTTATCACATTTAAAAATTTCAGTAGAGTAAATTCCGTTCGATCTAATGTCATGATTACCCGGAATTATCCAAAATTCAGAACCTATATCTTTTGAAACTTCATAAATCATATTCATACATTTAACGGTATTAACGAGTGTAATAACGTCAATACTATAAAGTGAATGGAATATATCGCCAAGAAATACAACAAGATCGGGTTTTATTTCACTTATAGAATTCTCTATAAATTTAAAAGAATTTATAAATCTATTCATCTCTTCAGTTGTGCCATTTTTGTTTATTCTATTCCACATCGGAATAGATCCAAACATTTTCGCATGTATATCAGAAAAAAACAATATATTCATATCACCCTCACAATTGCATTAACCTTATCTGATTTATCAATTATACTCATTTTGGGTGGATTCCAAGTTTTCCTATCGACTATTTCATATGATACATCATTATAAGAATAACTTAATTCCTCCAATATACCTTTAAAATCAACATCAAGGCCAGATATGTCAAGTTGATATTTGTTATCAATAAAATCACATGAATTTACTTCCATAGAACCACCCCACGACTTACCAATCTGCATATCGAAAACCAATGGACATCTCAACCAATCGCCATACTTTCTTAACTGATCAGTTAACAAAGTCCGATTTAAAATTCCGATACATTGAAACAATTCACCGGGATAAACATCTGAAATAAGTGAATCATGCACCGAACCCATAGCAAGAGATTTACCAGAATTTCTTATTGAATCCCAAGCCATAAAAAATGCATGTAGAGCTAGTTCAGAGGCAGCAGATTGTATTGGATAATTTTGGGAATATCTAAAACCAGATTCCCTAACGAATTTATCAACAGATTTTATTTCAGTTATCGGTATGAATCTACCAAAAACAGTCTTTATACCACCGTGTTTAGAAACATATTCGTGTTGTTTTCTAATATAAGAACTAACTCCAGAAAATTGCGAAAATAGTTCATTCTGCAATTTATTGGCATCATCTTCAGTCATTCCAGTATCATTGGCAGTTGATTTAATTGATTTACCATACAAAATACCCAACATCAATGCCTTCATCAAATCTCTTTCATGTTTTGTAATTTCATCTATGCCCTTATTAAAGACTTTTGATCCTATGAATCTATAAATATCATAACCCCTCTTGTATGAATCTATTAAATTAATATCATTAGATATTGATGCCATAATTCTTGGTTCTAATTGAGAATAATCAAGTGACAATATAAGACCACCCTTTTTTGCCCAACGTGAAACAATTACCCTCTTCATATCTTTTTTATCTTCATCTCTACTAGGTATTGAGTGTAATAATGATGTTATTCTACCGGTAAGGGTACCACAGACATTCCATGAAGATCTATAAATCCCAAATTCGTCAATCTTTTCAGGCATTACGTTTATGTATGATGTAAGTAATTTGGTGAGACTCCTATGACTATTAATTGTATCAAGAAATTTTATCTGATTATCACTCAACTCAGATTTCATATTAAAATATTCATTTATTGCTTTCTTACTAAAAGATGGTGCACCTGTTTTTTTACTTTTTAATAAAACAGGGAAGTTTAAATATTTCTTACATGAATTATTTTTACCTGGCACGTATCCAAATATCATTTTCTGCAATTGTATATTTGAATTGAGATTTACAGGAAGACCTTGATCCTTCTCAAATTCTATGACCTCATTTATTGATTTCATTGTTTTCAAAAGATGATCAATTTCACTGCTTACTGAAATTCTCAACTTGTTTAATACGTCAACATCTATCTTTATGCCATTTATTTCCCAGGATGTTAAAGCCCTACTTATCTCACGCTCCATTTCGAAGACAGGCGCATCACTGGATTTTTCTAATAAATGATTGTAAAGCAATTTTGTATAATATGCATCGATGCTCCCATATGTACCAAGGATCTCGGTTGGTACCAATCCATAATTTCTATCTTTTTTCTTAAAACCAGACAATATATCGTTTATTGGTTCATCCCAATCTTCACAAACATTAAACAAAGTCCTTGCGAGATTCTTCAAAGATAGCGATATGAAACTTCTATTATATATAATATGTGACATTATATAAGTATCTGATTTAACGTTTACCTTATCAAAATCAACAATACCATTAAAAACTGAATGAGCAACATCAAACTTTACATTGTGGCCAATCAATGGGAAAGACTCTAATAATTTTTTAGAATGTGAAAATAATTTAACTCTATCAAGATCTGTAATTTCATAATCCCACTCATAAGAAATTAATGGTATATAAACTACACTATCAAAATTATCATAAGTTATCGAATATCCAAGGACTTTTGTTCCATCAAGATCTATACCTGTTGTTTCAATATCAAAATATAAATGCTCTATATTATCTTTGTTATCTAATACATTATTTATAAAATTTATAGCAAGATCTGGTTTCAATACATATGTTTTAAAATCATTTTTTATATCACCATTAAGATATGATTTAACAGTTTCCCAAGTATTTAAGAAAGGACCTGAAGCACTTGGATTTATAGATAAATGAGATGGATTAAAATTTGGTATTAAAGGAAATTTTTTGTCCTTTATTTTAATACGCATCAAATTACCCAATTTATTAGAAACGCCAGTCCTATTAGACAAAGACAATAAAGCCTCCTTGCCAAGTGAAACTATTAAAGTCTCTTCGGGTAGTTTGTATAACTCATCAAGAAGTCTGTTTTTACAGTATTTTACTTCGTCTTTAGAAGGAGGTTTGGTAGAATTACTTCCGTTACGCGGGCAACAAGAAACAGCATTTATCATAAAGACATTATTTATATTGTTCTTAGTTAGACATTCGTCTATAATCTTCATAGATTTATTTAAAAATGTAATTCCAGAATTATCCTCTTCTATAGTTGGATATCCACCAACTATAATCAATTCTGGATTAGAATCATTACCCCTACCCACCATAAACGGATTTTTACAATTTTTATGTAAACCACACTTTTCACAATTTTTGTGCATATCACACCTATTTAGATTCTATAAAAAGACTTCTATCTAAATCACCGTGAACCATAATTCTAGTGTTTCCTCTTCCCCTTCTAGACATATCAACATACATCATATATTCAGAATTAGAAATCTTATTAATCGATGATATAGACCAAGCAAGATGGGCTTTTTTTGCTGAATGAGCTAAATCCTTAGCATACAAAGGTTCACCGTCTCTTTCCATTCTATCCCAAGAATCTCTTTTTGGTTGAGCCAAAGTAAGCAATGGGCAAGAAAAATAATTGGCAAGTCTTATAAAATCGCCATAGACATTACCAGAGTTATCATACATAGAATCAGTAGCACCAATAACCGGTAGAACAAGATCATCGTAATCAACTATTATTAGACCAACATCTTTTATTTCTCCTTTTGTTCTTTTTGAAGAAATAAAAGATCTCAGAGTCATGGCATCAACCGTACCATTTACATAATGTTTTATATGTATATTTGGACTGTAACTATCAAACTTCTTTATCCTTTCCTGATAAACACCATTATCTATAGATAATAATTCGGAATAAGAAAGCCCGGAAAATCTACATGCATACTTTGCAAGTATATCCATTTCTGAAAGTTCCATTGTAAAATGAATAACGGATTTATTGGATACTGCAACATTTGCACCTATATTTACAGCAAGAGTGGATTTACCAACTTTCGGCGGACCCATTATGACATGAACTTCACCCTTTGCCATACCATTACCAACTGACCTATCATATTCAGCAAAACCAGTATTAGATAACAATTTTGGATCATAAAACTCAGCATACATTTCCTGTAATTTTTTTAGATCAGAATATTTCATACCAGAATCAAGTCCAACACCAACTGATATGGCATCATCTACTCTCTGTAGAACTTTCTCTAAATTTTGACCGGATTTTATATCATCTATTGACTCATAAAAAGCACGTTTTACCCTTTCTCTTTTTATCCACATCGAAAGATTATTCTCTACCAAAGATTCATTCTTTATTTTTATCTTTGATACTTCCGATAAAATTTCAAGAATGTGCTCAACATCGAAATGTCTCAAATAAGACATATTCATAATTTCAGCTTCTATGGCAAACTTGTCAATTTCAGAACTAACTTGATTACCAACATTTTTTACAGCATTAAATATTACCTTTAAATCTGGCTCAGGTATATAATCACTATTTATAAAAGATATGTAATTGTCAAAAAATTCCCTCTCCGTAATCAATAATTTTAAAACCGATAACCTAAAATCCCTACTATACAAAGAATTAATATTAATGTCATCAGTCATTTATTTCCTCTATCAGCATTTCCAGTTTTATTTTTGTCTTTTTTATGTGTATTATTTGATTTTTTATTGTATATTGAAGAAACAAATCTCAACAAAAATCTATAAATACTACCATTTTCTTCTTTAAATGTCATAAAATCCTCATTCTCATTGATTCAAACTCGTTTATAAATTTAGAATTATTGAGACACCCAATAAATACATTATTTGTAACATCATTTGGATCGGTATTATCTGGAAGCTTCATAACCCTGACATCCTTATTAAAACTTTCTGCTATTGAATATACTTTCATATCATCAACATCAGGATCAAAACACAAAATTATATCATCAAATCTAGATAACATAATCTTCTGATCGTTTGATAATGAACTCCCCAAAACAGCAACTGAATTTATTGATGAATGTTTATAAGCCGATATCGCAGATATAATTCCTTCACAAATTATAACACTACTTTTATCCTTTACATTATCATAATTCCATATAAATTTATTTCTCCTACCTTTCGAATATTTATACTTAAGATGATGTCCAACATAACTTCTACCAACTACTAAAGGACATTTACCATTAAAATAAACAGGAAAAACTACCCTACCGGTATACTCACCTGTACCAGACCTTATATTCCATTTTTCTATATCGTCCTCATCTATTCCTCTTGATTTTAAATAATTATAAGACATGGGGGTTAGATGACTTGATATTGGGTATGATATAGAATCTAAATCTATATCATTTATTGAATCCGAATCAAGACTTGCAAAAGCATTTTCAATTTCATAATCTTCTATATAACGATCATTATCATCCTTGTAGCATGAAACATTATTCAATGCCAATAATATTTCATTAAAGATTACATCATTTTTAAAGTTTTCTAAAGTTTTAATTCTTTTTTTACTTTGATACCTATCATAAACTCTATCTATCAGACTTGATCTATCTTCATCATCAAGATTTTTTATTCCATTGTAAAAATCTCTCGTTGTACCTATCGGTATTCTGGAAGTTGCCATTGAACCAAAAAGATGCATTGCAATTGTAAATCTATTGCCTTCCTTGTAATATTTTTTTACAACTCTCGTTAATTCCTCCATCAAATAAAGTCTCCAAATCTAAATTTTTTATTACTGGAATACCCTCACTATTATAGTAATTTATTCTTTTTTTAAATTGATTTTCCAAATAATGATGAGTTCTGTCATCAAAATCAATAATGAAAGTATAATTTTTTCCATCACTCAATCTAACCCCCCTACCTATCTTTTGCGGTATTTTTATCAGACTCTTACCGGAAAATCCAAGTATAATAACATTAACAGATGGTAAATCAACCCCCTCGTCAAAAACAGAAGTAGAGACTATATGACTTATATCACCATTGTGCAAATCATTAGCTACATCACCATAATCTATATAAGAATCCCTAAAGCCCAAATTATATTTTATACCTTTATTGCTGCCGTAAACTGCAACAGTCTTTACAGCAACATCAAAATCAAGTTTTTCTAATATTTTTTTTGCGTGCTTCTTAGTTGTTACAGAAACCAATGTAGTAAACCCATGCCTCTCGAACATACCCATAACTTCAGCTATCAGTCCATTTCTATGATCATCACCCTCTATAAAAATATTTTTGACCATATTCCAATCATTTATGCTAGATTTCTTCAACATTGGGTTATCCATCACAAAAACTATTGGTTGAGTTATAACACCTTCTTGTATCAAATGTTTAATTGACACATCAACAATGACTCTCCCAGATATACCTAATGTAGTAAAATCACTAATGTTTTTATAAATATCTAGATCACGATACATGGTACCTGTAAACCCAAACATATATTCGGATTTAGAAAAAGAAACAAATATATCTTTCCAAGATTCAGACTGAACATGGTGAAATTCATCAAATACTACAACATCGGCCTCTATTTTTTTATCACTTTTAATTAAATTGTGTAAAGAACTTGCAGTAGTTATAGTTATATCATTTTCATTCTTCTCTTTCCCGATCACTATACCAACATTTTCCAAACCCCTCAATTTTGATCTTTCAACAAACTGTTCAGCAATTGCAATGGTTGGAACTACTACCACAGTCTTCATATTTAATAATTTGATTATTGCAAATATTACTTCAGTTTTGCCACCACCAGTTGGTATAATTACAGCCCCATACTTCATTACAAGTGATTTTTGTACTGCTATAGCCTGGAAATCATATAAAACTATTCCACTATCCTTAAAGATATTTTTTATTGAATCTAAATTTTTAATATTGGAAAGATCAAATTCTACATCATTGAATTTATAATTAAAATTTCTGAATTCTATAGATTTTATTAGAAAATCTTTGTAACCAAGAAACGTATATATACCCAATTCATCATCAAATAAAAAATTAACAATATTATGTGTAATTTTTTGCCTTCGGTAGCGACCCTTACCAATCCACATACTTTCTATAAATTTTACATTCAAAATCTCTTGTATTAATAATTTTTCTTCTTCAAAATCACAGTTAATACCGAGAAATCTATCATCCCTACAATAAAGATTAATCATTTGCTATATTCCTCAATACAGCATTAGCTATTATGGATTCCTCTTCAGAAAGTTCAATTGGTATTAACTCGTATAAATCAGAAATTTCTCCTTCCATTTTCTTTATATCATCAAATAATCTCATTTTTATCAATGGCGATATTGTACTATATTTATGATATACTAGATAATCTATGAGAATGTCAAATTTCTCATTTTTCTCACTAAATTGTTGCAATTGTGCACCAGATTGAAATTTAATTTCCTTATCCCCAACAGAAAACGAACTCCACCCACCGGATTTTGGAGATGCCATACCCGAATTCTTTAGGAATAAAGCTATGGATTCCCATTTCATTATCCCCAACTCATTATGCATATATAAATCACACACTAAATTCGGATACATTAATTTAGACTTTACTGATTGTAACGATATATGTGATGCCTCCTCTATTACCATTCCAGCTATGGTTTTAGTGATTCTTTTTGTTTTCTTTATTTTAGATCTAAGTGAAGCATGAAATCTTATGCCGAGACCACCGGGTGCTTTGGGACCAGACATTTGACCTATAACTTCATAAACTTGATTAACAAATAAAACTATTGAATCTGATTCAGCTAAAGAATCAACAAGCCTTCTTAAATATTCTCTTATTAATTTTGGCTTGTGTCCAATACCACCAGAATTATCTTTAGGTACTACAGCAGCTATAGTATCCCAAACTACCATAAGAGGTATTTTAGACTTAATAGACTTTTCAATAGTGTCTAAAATTAACTGAAATCCTTCTTCTAGAATTTGTACTTCATGTATAATTATTCTATCTAGATCACCACCCATATACTTAAATCTGAGTCTATCCATAACATACTCAGATTCTAACCACAAAACATAACCATTTTTCTGTTGAGTAAGAAAAGCGATTGACAAAAATTCAGCAATGGTACTTTTTCCGGTAGATTCATATCCAAAAATTTCATATATCTTTCCGGAACACAAACCTCTACCCAAATAAACATCAAAATGTGGTATAGATGTGCTATAATGGTAGTTTGATTCACTCTTCAACTTATTCAATGTGTTTCCAAAAATATTATCTTCTCCCATATATTATTTCCTTTAAACTTTTAAATACATCATCAATGTCAAATATTCCATCTGATAAATCTTTTATAAATTTGATTATAACTTCAATGGATTTTCTTATAGCAAAATGATCATCATATGGTATATACAAAATACCTAGATCATCTACTGATATCTCATCGAAATCATCTATAATTATCATAGAAGTCCCAAGTTTCATTTTATTTATAGAAACTATTTTTTTCCAAATTCTTTCAGGTATATTCTTATTGACAATGATCATATCAGAATGGGATGTCGTCTTTGTCATTGGTTTTAGTCTTGCACTCTATGCTATATGGACATAGAACACAACTCCCCTTTGATCCATCATACTCACCCATACATTCCTTACATTTTGCATTCTGTGTATTTTGTGTAGACAGATCATTCTCTAAAGTATTTGTTGGTTTCTGTTCCTGTACCTCAGTTTTCTTATTACTTTTACTGGAACCAGAAAAAGATGAATTTAGTTTTCTCTCTATCCTATCTTTCAAAATTCTTGCCGTGTCAGTAACTTCCTTAATAACATCATCAGATGGGGCAATTTTGAATATCTTATCAAAATCATACATTGTGGATAAAATTTCATTGATTCCTTCCTGTGTTTCAGCTATCGGCCTCGGACCATCTGAACTAAACTGCCTCTCAAAAGCACCTTTATCTCTCTTTCTCCAGATAATTATATCTCTACCTTTAACAGGATCAATAGCATCCGGAACGCCAAATTCAGTATCCATCATATTCTCTATCAGCCACGTAAGAAAAAACGATGAAATTCTCAAAGCATAAGATAAATTTTCATTATATTTTGACGAATCTGGAACTTGTGCGTTAAAGTAGGCATATGCTGACGAATTCAACCTGTTTATAAAATCATTATCAGTTCCATATGAACTAATAACTTTACATATCGGACAATCCATATCCCAAGTCTTAAGACATTTGGAACCATCGACCTCATAATGCTTCCATACAAGCTTTGAGAATATATTTCTATCACCCCAACCAGGAAGAATACGAAATTTAAGCTTTACCTTTGCCGCACTAGGAACATCAACCCATCTCATATCATCTCTGTTACCGGAAGAACCTTTATTTATAACACCCATCATCTTTTTCATCCAAGCATCATCCATTGTCTTTATCCTCCATTCTAAGATTTATCAATCCCTCCAAAAGGAATAGATAATTGTGGGTATCGTTTAATTTCTCATCCCATGCCTCATCGGAATGAAATACACCTTTAGTTGCATCTTGAGACATCGTTACTATGGATTCGATATGCTTTACCATATATCCAATGCAAGCCTCTTCAGGTGAAACACCAAGAATTCCAGCTCCCTTATAAAAATTCGAATATCTATCTTTCCTTGAATAATGTTCACCCTTAGACTGAAGAAGCTTAGAACATTTTTCAATACGATTCTTGATTATAAAATCTAAATTGTCGTTATTCATATTATAATCCTCTTAGTATTTAATTTTGATACAATGCTCAAGACCAGCACCGGTACCCAAAACATTGACCTTACCACTACCCCAATACTGATTATCATTCAAGACCTTTACAAATTCAGCAACTATTGGATATTCTTCACCCAATTCATCCAAAGTAAATTCACCAGATTTATCTTTGATACCCGATTCAAGATAATTAGCAAAATTCAAACAAATCAGATCTGGATCAATAACCATCGTAGCAAGTTTATATTGCATCATTGAAAATGAGAAAACACGCCTTACTCTTTTTGTAAGAGAAGTCATTTCAATAATTGGAACGTCCGACATTGCTATTTGAGTGACCTCATCCCAAGTAAGTTCTTTCTGATCTGGATAATATGGACCGGAATTTGAGCCTTTCATGGAAAGACCACTATAACCATCCATTTCATTATTCGAAGAATCACCAACCCTAATTGGAAAAGATCTTACATTCATCAAAACTTTACCAATGACCCTTTTAGGTATACCAGACATACCAGCAAAAGTCATTACATCAACATTTCTACTCGTATTATACGGAAACGCTTTATGAACAGTACCATCATCATTAGTCCAAATCATACCATGATCAAGGGAAAGATCAAAACCCTGTGCTGTCTCAAGTACACCTCTTTCACCATTTTTAAGTCTGTTACAAATTTCAGAGGTAATATCAGAAATAAACGGTTTCAACTCCTTAACATCACTAGTGGTTGTTACACCCGGATGCCTCATCACCTTTCTTGCAAGAGCAGCACCATTACCAGTCATGGTAGATGCAATTCTTAAAAGTTGCTCTTGTTCATACTTTACATCATCTTCAGTAATAATAACGGCATTTGGATGAATTTTTAATCTAGATTCATCAATTCTCCAAAAACTTATCTCTCTATTTAATTGTTTTAAATCAATACAAGCACCAGCACCGATATAAATATCAGTACTTGGACAAACAACAGATGTAGGTAAATGTTGAAATTTATGATTAACACCATCAGAATCTCGATATATGTGACTACTCTGCACTGAGTTCTGAGAAATAGCAAAATCAGGTTCTTCTTTTATGGCCAACCAACCATTCATTTTTCCTTTACCAGATGACCCCCACTGAGCATCACAATATCCTACAGCAACCTTACCATTCTCTAAAATTTTATTCATTATTTTGACTCCCCATTTTTATAAGCAATAATCCATTCACCCCTTAAAAGTGATATCCTAAACATTTTTTCATTAAATCTTTTTTTAATTTCGAATTTCTTAATTTCAGCCTCCTTTAATAATTTTGCCGATTTTATAGACTCCATTTCTTTTATTAAATATTTATACCTGTCATCAGAATGAAACAAATCAATAATTGCCACATTTCTTTGTTTATCATTTTTATATTGACTATCATTTACTACATTATTGCTTATTTCATTCTTTAACAAACTCAAACTCATTTCATTCTTTGCAGCACTAGATTCAATGGAATCTAAATCCCTAACCATTTCAACAATTTCATTATCAATGCTAAATAATTCTGCAGCATAATCAGCAGCATTTTTCAAGAAACTATTGAAAAATTCATTATCAATATTGCCCATATCAGAATATCCCCTATATATTACTAAGTTTTTTAGAATCTTCAAAAACTTTCAATACTTTAACTTCATCAAGGATTGAATCCTGGGTTTTCTTCTTTACGAGACCATATGCAAGCTTAAATACTTCATTTACATCATCGCCATCCTCAAGATCAATACTTATTGAATGTGAACACTCAGCTGAAGAGAAACCTACAGACATCTTGATACCATTTCTAGCGGAAACATTTGATATTTTCATTATTTTATTCCTCTACAAATTTTTTTATAATTTCATTCTTAATGCGCAATATAAAACTATCTAATACAAAAATTTCATCAGTTATAAAATCAACATAATGTTTTATATAAACCGAATTTGTTATTGATTTATAATTATCACAAAATAATATTTTAGTACCCTTAAACATAGATAATTCAATTGGAACACCAACAGATGGGTTTTTCAAATCCCAAAAGAAAACACCAATATCAGATTCAGATAATGCTTTCTCATTTATATCTACAATAAATTTGTTTTTGTGATTTGTTGGACTACATGATGAAAAAGCCAAGTCAGGTCTGAATACAGTACCATATTTTCCCAATACATCACATATTTTTGATAGCATTTCACTATTAGATTTATTTAAATCAATTGAAGACCCGAGATAAAAAGACATATTTGTATCAACAAATCCATCACATAGATAATTATTACAGTCATGTAAAAAATTTCTACAAGTGCCAGAATGTTCTACAGTCAAACGCGGTCCAACATCACAATTTTCCATCATCACATACCCCCGAATAATGATTTAAAATAGAAAACCAACACATAATCAATAATAAGAATTGGAAAGATGTGATATTGATTATTGATTAACAAGAACCAAACCCACACGATACACAAAGATCACCCCTACAACCTGACACTGATTTCATACTGTAAGATCCGCATTTTGGGCATTTTTTAAATCCACTTTTACCACCATCTATACTCATGCTACTTTCACCAAAATATTCTATAAGAACTTTGGCAAGGCAATCAACAATTGATTCGGCTCTAACTGGCACCTCAGAATCATTTTTTATTTCAAACCAAAACACATCACCCTTTAAATCTATTAGAGCATCTATTATAACACCAATTTCTATTCCGTGTTGTAAACTCTTTGAAATTATTCTTGCCATCGAGTTAGTTAATAAATTAGTTAAAGTACCCTGTTTACCTAATCTCATAAAAATTTCCAATGGCTTACCATGTATGTCCTTATTACAAGTAAGAAACATACTACCATGTGGTGTTGGGACTCTAATAGTAATACCATCTCTAACAACAGTCTTTAAAACTTTGTTTTTCTTACCAAATGATACTGGCTGTGAAGATTTTGAACCATCACGGTATATGGTTATCCCCTTCAAACCCATTTTATAAGCCTGAGTATAAACTTCTACAATATCTTCCTTAGTGGCCGTATTTGGTAAATTACAAGTTGATGAAATTGATAATGATATAAATTTTTGACCAGAAGCTTGCATCTTTATTTTTTTCATCGGTTCTACATCATGTGCCGTTACAAAAATATTTTTTATATCATTTTGTATATATGGTATATCTTTAATACTACCATGATTATCAATGATATCATTTATGATTTTTTCCTTTGAAAAACCAGAAGACATAGCAATACCTGGAAGAACCTTTTTAAATTCATTGTCTACAAACTTCAAAGAATCACCAGATTGAAGTTCTTTTTCCCAAACTAGAGCAAAACAAGGTTCAAACCCATATGAACAATCTGCAGATATGGCTGTAGAACCAGTTGGAGCTATTGTACTCCATTCACTGTTTCTGATTCCATATTTATCAAAATCCTGTAGAATTTCATTTTCACCATTGCAATAAAAATCAAGCAAATCCCTAAAATGATTCATATCAGATTTTGGAACTTTTATAGGTTTTCTTTTATCATTTTTTACCATATCTATTGATGCCTTGATGGATGAACTATTTATGGTATAACAAATTTCTTCAAATTTTATGAATGATTCATTGCTGCCATACCTAATTCCATTCTTGTAAAAGAAATCAGACAACCCCATTAAACCGAGACCCATAGGACGATTTGAATCCATAGATGATTTAAATTTTCTATGTGGATATGCAGTAACACTTATAACATCATCTAAGAAATATGAACCATAAAAGGCGTATTCAGATAATTTACTAAGGAATCTTTCGTAATTATCAGGACCATCTTTTATAGCCACTTCATCATATATTGCACCCAAATTCAGATGACCAAGAACACAAATTGACCAATTTGGTAAAATTACCTCGCCACACGGATTGGTACATATAATATCACCTTTAGATGGAAATGAATTGTATTTATTAGCAGTATCATAAAATATAAGACCTGGATCTCCACACTCCCATGCAGAATTTACAAGTTTATCCCAAACATCCCATACTGGCAAAGATTTACCAATTTTAGACCTTGAACTTGGAGAAACCAATTTATAGGTTTGTGAATTCCTTTCACCGCTTACAACAATATCCATAAAATCATTATCAACCAAGATCGAAGTATTGAAAGCGGATAGAGATCCATTTACCTTTGCCTCAATTAATTCATATATATCAGGATGATTATATTTAATCGAAGCCAACATTGCAGCACCGCGATTTCTATTGCCACTTTTCACAGTATCAGCTATTGATTGAAGAACCTTCATATAACTCAATGGGCCACTAGCTTTTCCACTTGACGTCTCACAATCTTTTTCTCTAAGATTTGTTATTGGTATTCCTGCGCCAGCACCAGTAGAAAAAATTTTTGCACATACATCCCACATTGTAATAATTGATTCTATTTTATCCTCAAGACCAAGAACAAAACAAGCACACAATTGTTCACCAACCGATTTATTTACTGAAGATCCAGCATTTATCATAGTTGGTGTATTTGGCCTGAAAATTTTATTATTCATCATATCTTTATAAATTTTTCTTCTAACTTTATCCCCATTGCTTATTACTTTCGAAACTCTATCATGAACTTGTTCTGGTAAAGATTCATTTTCATTAAAATAAAGCTGTTCATAAATTTTTAAAGCATTATCAGAATACATGTATCAATCCTCTTCAATAGTTTTTACAATAAGTTTTATAGTTTCAGGGTTAACCCAATTAAAAAAATGTTCAAGCCTCATTATTACATAAAAATAACCGCCCAAGAATAACATTAGATAATTATTTTTATAAATACCAGAATATTTTACCAATTTTTTATACATAGATCTCTTCATCATAACAGAAGGAGAATGGAAATCTCGCTTGAAAATCAATAATGGTTCCCTTTTACTTAATTTTGCATCTCTTGATGTTTGATTCCAGAATTTCTCGATCTGAGATAAATAAATTAATTTATCCTTATGTTCTATAAAATCAATTATATCAAGTAAATCCCAAGGTATATTTTTTACAATTTTTCCCTTCTTGGTTTTAGAATATCCCGATTTTATTTCAATACTGAAAAGCTTAGTAAGATCTTCGCCCTCCGAAACTTCACATACAATATCACCTAATTGATATTTTGAATTTATTTGTCTCGATCTATTTCTATTCCTCCAATATATATCATCTCTTTTACCGTTAGAAAACCACAAACTTAAATCCCTAGATATTTTCCTTTCAAAATTCTCACCTTTACCCATCAATTAAAATTTTTATCCTTTCTATAAAATCATTTATATTGATGTTATTAGAATCAATATCTTTTGTTTTTCCATAAAGATAATCTAAGGACTTATTTACAAAATAAGCATCATGTTTTATATACAAAAGTAAATCCCTAATTATATCATTAAGTTCTTCATTCATAAGACCCCCCAAATTACAGAAATATTTTAGAATCCTATACTTAAGAATCCGAATTGAACGCATAAATTAATTGATTGAAAAATGAAAAATTCTTAAATTATAACATGTAATCTGAATATATCGCAATAACGATTAAAATGTAACAAATTAATTGATACAGATATTTCAAATTCTTAAATTTGATGAATATCGGGTGTGAAATAAGTGTGGTATTTTCCCTGATATAAAAATTTAACGTAAACGATTTACCTTCCACACCCTCTTTTTCTAGATATGTGGGATCTGCTAAAGAGGAACTTAAACACGTTGGGGTTTTTAAAAAACCACGTGGGTGGGTGGGGAATATGGGATGATAAACTACAATTTTTTGGTTTTGATTAAATGAAATTGATTAGTTTTGATTAAATGAAATTGATTGGTT